GTCAGATTTTCACACCGATAACCAAACGTGAGATCTCGTAGAACACGTTTCCATAGATAATTTCCTATCCATTGTGGCTTATATAGTATGTTTTCAAAAATAAAATTAACTTTATCTGTAATAGATGTGATCTGCGCAGGAACTTCTGTAGCCGGTTCTCTAATCTGTGGCTGTGATAACCATGTAGTAGATGGGTCTTTTTGTTCTAGTGACATAATACGCTTAGCCCATGCGTCAGCAGTTTTATCCCAGTTATAATTTGCAATAGCCTTTTCTTGAACTTCCTTACCAATGTCTGGCAATTTATATTTCTCTTTATGTAGGCTTATCAATGTATTAATAAAAAGCTCGTTGTTTGGAACAGCCCTATTACACCCAGTCTCACACTCCGTATAAAAACCTAAAGGAGGAATTCCAATTGCGCCAATATTATCTACCACTGATTGCATGGCAGAATAATATGTAGATATGACTGGAATTGCACAGTTTGCGGCTTCTAATTGCGGCATTCCAAAGCCTTCGCTATTGGCATACTGTACATATATATCAAACAGATTATATATTCTAGCCAAATCTGGTTCGCTGATTGAGTTATTAATTCCCACTAGATGGCAATTAAAATGTTGACATTTATGGCAATACTTAATCGCATCTTGAAAAAAGTCAACCGTTATATCTTGGCAGTTTTTACACTTATAGGTCATAAGCACACGACTAGATAAACCATTTTCATGAATTAGGGCTGGTATATCCCACCCCACATCTGGATAATATGTATGGCAATAGAGAAATACATTAGGATCTTTTACTTGATCTAAGAAGATACGAAACGATCTCAAAAGATCAGGATAAAGCTTACGTTTTTGATTGCGCATAACGGTTCCAATAATTAGTGACTCAGGAGAGACACCCATATCAAGCTTATGCTGTTGCTTATTGGATACTGGTTGAAAATTTTGACTCGCAGACGGAGACGCTATATCTATAAAATTCATATTGTTACATTGATGTAACATAACATCTCTTCCAAATTCCGAATATGCAAACACTGAATCAGCGGTGGCGAAAGTGTTAATCCATTGGTTTGCTTGTGGTAGAGCGTCTACCGTGGGCATAATAGCCCAGTGAAAGAAATCCCTAAAAGGGGAACGTTGTTGAAACTCAATCATCCACCAGTCACGAATATCCATAACTATATCAGGCTGAAAATCCAGCATCACAGCATTAAATGTTTGATCTCCGAATTGAGCTGTGACATTTCCTTTATATGAATCATATGCAGCATCACCGGGCGCTGGTTTATTTGGATAAATTTTCCATAGCGCATTGGGAATATTAACATCAGTGGGGTCTACATAACAGGCTAACTCAGCTACCTCTAGACCATCTATTTGGCGCAATCTAGATAATACTTCTTTAGTATATACAGCATACCCTGTACTCAACCATGATGCTTCAGAGCAAAATAATACTTTTTTATTCTTCATTATTTTCATTCAGCTTATTGTTATTGAAAATCTTAAAATTTGTTACCCTAAATGACACTGTTTCAGATTCTTGGTTAAAAGATTGACGCCTAGCAATAGATTCAATTGCCATAAAATCCCCTTTACTAGCATGTGTGTCAATCGTTTGAGCAGCTGTGGCCCAAGCCTCAAAGTTTAAAAAATCTACGCGGCGCTTTTTACTACCATCTTTATCACGACGGTGGTCTTCTATAGCCAAAGTAAACTTTACTAAGTGGGTATTATTTGTTTTGACTAAATGGGGGTCACTAACTAACCTACCCACAAAATGACATTTATTCATACTTGACTTACCTTATTGATTATGACTGAAGTGTTTTCTTTTTTTGATGTTTCGCCCTGTATAAAAACCGTATTCCCTTCGACCAGAAGATCGCGATACTTTTCATAACATTCGGGAAATACTGTAATAGAATCTAGAACACCACTACCATCTTCGGCTGAAATAAATGCCATCAACTGACCGGGATTTTTACCTCTTTTAGTTTTATATGGTCTTACTGTGTTTATTTGCACGATTAAATTTAACTTACCTTTTATAGTACCACGAGCCACATCTTTGCACAAAGAATTTGAAAAATTAGCATCAATAGCGTCAATCTTACTGCAAGTAAGAGCGCACCCCATATATTTTTCCTCATGTTCTGCTATTGAGTTCACGCTATCGGTTAGATCGTGGGGTGGCTTATCCAGCATTTGTTTAATATCCACTACCGTTGTTAGTCTACGGCTATTGATCTTGGAATCCTGTACCATATTTCCTATGGCTTCCGACAGGCTATCGGAACTTTTATAATTTTCTGCAATATAAGCCTGTTCTTTAGCCGTGAGATCTTTCCAGCTATCAAACTCATAAAGCATTTTTTCTCGATGTTTCTTATTGTTAGCACCACTAAAAGCACCAATTGAAATTAGCGCAATTGCAGCTCTTTTGTTTATTTTACCTTTATATATAATGTTTATCAGCACGTCCATCCATGTATAGTTTGCAATATCTTCTGATATTTGCTCTATTTTTTCACACTCCTTTTGGCCTACATGTTTGGTGTGACGTAACCCAAAATATATCTTATCTTCCTTTGATATAAAATTTGTATATAAATGCTGTAGTCGAGGAGGGTATACTTCTATATCGGCTATTTTAGCATCCATAATTAGTTCTTTGAGTTCTCTTTGTGGATCTGGTTTTCTTTCAGAGTGATTTAGATATGCCACATAAAAGGCCACCATCTTGTGGAACTTACAATAGGCGCTCCAGTATGCGTTAATCGCATAGCTCACAGCGTGAGATTTATTGAAAGCGTAACGGTTAGATTTTTCGATCCATGAAAAGATTTCTTCTGCCACTTCTTTGGTGACAATTCCACGCTCCTCAGCGCCCTCCAGAAAGGCTGTTTTAACCTCTGACATCAAACCAGCCTTTTTCTTTCCGATGGCCTTACGGAGCGAATCTGCTTCTTTAAGAGTGAACCCAGCCAACTCTTGAGCGATCATCATAGATTGCTCTTGGTATACGAGCACCCCATAGGTTTCTTCAAGAATGTGCTCTAGAGATTCGTCAGGATAAGTCACAGGATCAATGTTGGCTTTTCGGTCAACATAGTGCTGTGTCATAGATTTACCGTCCGTAAATGCTTTCAAACATCCCGGACGGATTAGTGATATGAGCGCGGCTAATTCATTAATGTTTTTGGGACGAACCTTTTTGGCCCACGATCTCCCAAGCTGCGACTCTAGCTGGAACACACCCTTTGTGTAACCCTCACATATCAAATCCCAAACATCGTCATCATGCAAGTTTGATAGATCAAACATACAGTTTGTTGTCTCCAAAAGATTTTTCAAATTTTACTTTCTTCAATAAACTTCTCTGAAGCCGCATGAATTTGATTAAAAGATTGGCTGTATCTTTTACGTCTTGCAATGCGTCGTGCGCGTTCTCTTTATCCATCCCAAAATAATCTCTCAAATAATCCATACTGTAACCCTTAACATCCTGATTGTTTTCAAACCAACAATAGATATGCTGCATAACATCTATGGTAAAAATTGGGTTGAAGATCTTCTGTTCGCCGCGCTTGTTGTCTAGAGGCCCATGTTGTTCGCACATTCGTTGAACAATAGGCATATCAAAGTTATTGATATTATATCCCGCTGCAATGGGGGCATAATAGCTGGTCTTTTTAAAGTTGTATTTATCACAAAACTTTGCAAACTTTTTCCATACTGTTTTGGGGAGCGGCGCTTTTGCTAAATCTGTTCTGTTTTTACGAGTGATGCGCAGAGCTTCATCCTCAAGAGGAGCAACGCCCGCTTTAATTGCTTCATCGTCATCTATAATAGGACGCATTTCACTATTAAATGTTCCCCCCGGTTGCAGTTGTAGCTTACGTGCATGAATCGCAATTGCAGCAATTTGTGTGGGTTGTGTTGTATGTGGGTTAGCGCTACCGGTCTCAAAGTCAAATACTATAATGTCTCTATAATTCATACTTTACGTCCTTTGAGTGAAATAAATTTTTCTACAGCGTCATCAATATTTTTATATATGCTGTAACAACTATGTTTATCTGACCACACTTGATACCCTAAGTCGCGATCAATGCCACTACGGGACAAGTAAGTTCTTAAATTGCAAATAGAAATATCCATATATTCTACTGCGCATCCAGAAAAAATTACAGATTTATAGTCTTCCGCTGTGGCATCCATTGTGACCTCCATTAATTAAGTTGAATATCCATGATCTTACTTAGTAGATCAATACCTAAAATATCGAATTTTACGTGACCCTGACTTTCCAAATCATTCATTTCAAAAGCTGCGATCAAATTTCCATTTTTATCTTTAACCATTGGGCACACATCTTTTAACTTGTGTTGGGAAATTATAACACCGGCTGCATGCTTTCCTTGAGATTTGTTGGTGCCTTCTATTTTAATGGCCTGATCAAACAAATTAGAAAGTTCACCATCTAATGTGCCATCTTCATTTATTTTACACCATTTTTTTAGATCACCACCATCGTTTATTAGTGTCCATTTTATAATAGACTTTTCATCTGAAAGCTCTAATTGATCTGAAATATCAGCCTCGTTAGGGATATGTTGAGTGATTTCATTCATTTCTGAAAATGAAACAGCCTCGTTAATGCGTAACACTTCTTTTAGCGCGGCTCTTCCTTGAAGTCTTCCAAATGTGATCATCTGTGATACATTTTCTGGATTATATTTCCGACGTATATAGTCAATAACATCATCTCTATGCTCGGCTGGAACATCAACGTCTATATCTGGCAACGATACATAGTCCTCAGTGTTACGTCCTTCATTATAAAATCTTTCAAAGATCAGCCCGTACTCTAGTGGATCTACTTCTGTGATACCTAAAAGGTAGGACACTAAGCAACCGGCTGCCGAACCTCTACCGGGGCCAGCGAGCCAACCTTGATCCTTTATATAATTAACTATATCCTGAACAATCAGAAAATACCCAGATAATTCAGCTTTAAAAATAACTTCAAATTCATTTTTAACTCTAGTTAAATAATTAGCCTCATCTTCTTTTTTGGAAACTTTACCAGATGTTATGAGCCTGCTTTTCCACCCGTGTCGACATAGCTCCTTCAGGTATTCGTTTTCATCATACCCCTTAGGGCATTTAAAAGTTGGGAGCATAGGTTTTTCAGCAACCTCATAATCTTCACAGAGATCTGAAATACGATTCAATAACTTGATGTCTTCCTCATTATCGACAACGGTGTCGGGGGTAGGTAAAAAAAAGTCATCACAAGTAAAGAATTCTTTATTTTCAATATCCTCATCTTTTCTTATTTTTGTTTGTGTTTTTGGGAGGGTTGTTTTCATACCAGAACACAATAGCACTCTATGGGGAACAGCGTCATCACGTTCTACGTAATACACTTTATGATTATTATAATCATACTTTATAAAATTGTTCCCAAATAGATTTTTATATACATCATTGCAACTGACGCAAAGTAAATTTCCATGTGCGCCTATTTTCTTTAAGGTGTCAATATTAGGGTCAATATGATATATAGTTACAAGTTTTATGAGATCAAACCACCCATCTTTGTTTTTTGCAATCAACATATAATCTTCAAAATCACATCCTATTAATGGTTTGACTTCATTGTTACGACAAGCTTGGTGAAAATCCACAGCGCCAGAGACAGTTTTAAAGTCTGTAATTGCGCAAGCTTTGTAGCCATACTCTTTACACTTAGCCGCTAAAGTAGATGGTTTACAGAATCCTTTCAGCAAACTAAAATGAGTTTTACAATTTATTGGTAGCCAATTCATATTACAGTTTAACTTCCTGAATAGTTTTTCTTACATTCTCAAGATATGATCTAGAGGCAGCCTCTTTTTGATGCCTTATATCGATTTTTTCTTTGAGCGAACTCGCTAAAGATTTGGGATTGAGTACAGTTTGAGCATATTGCGCTACTCTATATAGTATATTGCGAGATTTTTCTGTTTGTAAAGCGTTTAAAAATAGACATAGAGATTTTTCTAGTTTAATCCATTTGCTTTTTATGAAGGGCGCATTCTCATAATACCATAACTTAGGAAGATTTTCAACCATAGGAATAGCGCCCATCATAATTGCTTCAAAAAATCTAAACGTTTCAGAGCTATAAGCCCCTTGTGGACACAAGCATATTTTTGTATTTCCAAGTAGATCTAGATATTCACCAGTATCTAGACCTTGCTTAAAGCCATCGGTATACCTTACAAAATATTTAAACTTATCTCCACTAGTTTCCATTAGTTCATCCAAATGCCGTTTAAAGCAATCTCTAGTTCCAGTATGTGGTATTTGTCCTATAAAGGAAAAATCATATTCTCTTTCAGCCATTGGTTTAATCAATTTAGCGTCGAACCCTTCAACAAATGTACCAATTGGAAGCGGGTATACCAAAGGATTGTACCATGGGTGATCCCATTGGTCAAGCATATAATAGTGTTGAAATATTACAAGCACATCATCTCTAAAAAATTCATGCGGGTAATCATGCGTTTCTCTAGAAGTGCTAATAACCACATTGAATCTACCATCGTCATAAATTGGCAATTCTTGATTGTCATATTTAACTATTACCCTGTATTTACTATCTAATAGTTGACACAGTTCACTAGCAACATTAAGGGTAAACATGTTACCCATATGAAATTCTTGATTGATGTCTTCAAGTAGTGCTACCATATTTTACTTTCTATTTCCATATTGGTCTTTACCTTCAAGTTCATGCACCTCACGCCACACTTGATACCACCCCTCCTGACTATCGTTTTCCACGCGCGCAGCCTTATCATCAATATACATTACACCCGCTGGTTTTCCCATGAATGCATGATGATATTTTACGCCGTGCTTAGCTAACCAGTCAGTCCATTCTCGATATCCCCGTTCATACTGTTTGTGTATATTACCTTTTTCTCTATCTCCATATCTAGCAGTATAAAGGGTAATCTTATATCCCATTTCATATAGCTTATTCACCTGCTGAATACCAAACTTCAAAGGTCCAGCTTTTGCATAGTCACCACCGTGCTCTTTATCTGCTATGACACCATCACAATCCACAATGATAGTTTGACTAGAATCACTCATTTTACTTTTTCCTTAAGGTTTTCTAATTTGCTAATAGGTATATTATAACAATCAGCTTTAACTTTAAACCAGTTATCGCCGTCTCTTTGTCCCTTTTTCAAAAATTTTGCATCTTTAAAATACTCATCTTTAGGATAGGAACCTAGTATCCATGCGCGCCCCCATTTTCCACTAATGTTTTCAATTCTCACAAACACATAATGATCACATTTTTGTTTAGTATTAAAAGCTGCTACAGAACATTCATAATGGTCACGGGGCATACTGGTGCATCGTTTGGTCTTTACGTCATATCTAATCCCCCTGCTTGTAATAATATCATAGTCATAAGTGTTGGTGATACTTCCTTTAATGATAAAATTAGCTATTTCTTCTCCTAGAAATCCAGCAATATTACCATCACCTTTCGTAATGGACTGCTTAAGTTTGCCCATTTGTCGTGCCTTACGCCACGCTCGTTGTTTCATTTCTTCTGTAATTTTAATCTCAATCATTCTTTATTAACCTCATACAACTCTTTTAGCATTTTTAGACTAATTGCTAAAGATTCATTTTCTGTATGTTGCCCCACCTCTTCGTATAGCGTAGCGGTAATTTTTCTAGCAGTATCAAAAGTGACAAATGTATTAATAATTTCTACTATGCGCCGCGCTTCTTGATTATTAGTTGGCATTACTCATTCCTTGTATTGATATTGGTGGTTAAAATAAAAGCATCCATATAGCCACGCTCACCTTTATCTAAAACAACAATTGGGCTTGCGTTGTGCCACAGTTTATCATCCTTGAGTGTCACCATATGGCCATCTTCTAGGGGGAGTGAGATAAAATTCTCATCATCTTTATTAAGATAAACCAATAAATGTCCTCCTTGTATATTGTGCCGAGCAATCCCTATCATTGAAATAAAATCATACCCATCCTGATGGACGCCTTCTGGAGACACTTCAGCAGATCCATCTGGCAATGTAACAACACGCATCTGATGTATATCTATCAGTGTGGTAGGAGGTAGATTATTCATCATTCTAAAACTATAAATTAGCTCCTTCATGCCCTCACTATTTAGCGTATCTTTATCGATATTTTCAAACTGTCTCTCTACGTTTCCTTGGAAGTTATTGTATTCGTCTGTTTGTGTAAATGTGCTTACAGGTAGCTCTTTAATAGCTTTGGGTTCTATCATAAGCTCTATCACAGAATATCTACGTAACCGATATTGACCATCCTTATGATCAGTGGGTGGTAAATCTTCAAACGAGGAAGATAACTGTCGAACCGCTTTGGCGCTTAGCTTGTCTAATCTTAATAGATTCATATTGAATTCCTTTTAATGCTATCCGGGCGCTTCATAATAACCAATATTAAATCCGTCTCTAGTGCATTTTTCTATTGTTTCATCTTCGCCCAATGCTTTCAAATGATCGTCTACATATTCACACATAGATTGATTTGTGCCGGGCCACTTGTTTTTATAAAAATGACACAACTTAGTGCATTTGAAACTAGATCTATTCTGTGAAATAGGACGTGGAAAGTTGTTACGTTTGATTTGTTTAAACCGTTTCTCTAACATTCCTAGAAATTTTTCTTGATCTTCGTTATCAAAACACATACTAAATGGACCACCATCCCTAATATAAAATATCGACATGATTGCCTGTTCGTATTCAGGAAATAGTTTTGATATAGCATAATTGTACAACAATAACTGGGGATCTTCAATCAGTTTTTCATAAGTTTTTTCTTCTCCGGTAGCCCAATTTAAGCGCCTACCAGTTTTCCAATCTATAACCTCAATCACACCATCAGAAACTTCTGTAACAAGATCAATTGTGCCCTTAATAGCTAATTGACCTTTAACGGTTTCCCCGTTAGGCATCTTATATTTAAATTTGGCCCAGTCTTTTTCGATTGGTATATCAAACTGGGGCTCAGGCGCTACTATATTTCTCTTACGTGGATCAAATTGTCCATCATTATATGATAAAGCATCATCTACCGACTTTTGGCAAAACTTAAAATCAGCATTAGTATAATTATGAACACAGTTATCTGAATAATATTCATAACTACGCTTGAGTAGCTTAGACACAAACGTCTTGGTGTATAGGCTCTTAGGTGTAAAGTTAATTTTTCCTATGGCATCATCATCTACAGACATAGATTTTTGTTCTTTGTCCTGCATGCGTTTTTTACAGGAGGCTAGGCACTCCATAACTTTATGGACAATGGTTCCAAGTTGAGCCTTTTTGCCAGAAATAGATCTATGGCCCAACACATAGGTTATAAAATATTGCATTTGGCAATAATCATAATTATTATACGACGAACTTCTAATATATGTTACTATCATGGGTCCTCTTTAAATTTATGTATACCACCAACTAGTTTAGGTTCTTGAACTTCAGGGGTAGGTTTTGCTATTTCCTTACCGAGCCACCCCCATTTGTCAAGCACATCAATAATTTTCACGCAGGTGTCCTGTATCGACATGTTCTTGTTATCGATTACAGCATCAAAATTGTCATAGTCATCGAGGGCGCACTCACTAGCATGTGCATCTTTATGATTACCTCGTGTCAGTTTAATTATGTGGCCACCAGCATCTTGAATCGCCTCAGCTTCATTTGGAAAACGGCAATCATCAATTACGGCTAGGAGCGACCCTTCTCTTGCTATATCGTTCATTAGTCTTGCTTGCCACACATCTTCATAAATTTTCCGACACACATCCGTTCCGAAGAATTGTAAAAATTCTCTTGCTGACATTTTTCCGGGCTTGTGATATTTTAGCGCTCCGGTATCAATTAGTTTTTTAATATCAGGCTTTTTTGTCAATTTAATATCAGTGATTACACCCGGCATATCTTCCCATTTAAACCATGTTTTACTATTTTTTTGCGACTCGGCTCCATATACCTGTTCAGGTTTTAATTCAAAAATACCTGTTGCTATTTGCTTGAGCGCGGCTGCAAAAGAATAACGTTTAACATAGGGCCACATGCTATACGCAGCCCACTCAGCAAATTCTACATCATCTCTAGAGGTGTCCAATATAGCTTGACTGGTTTCTTCTTTACCCTCAGAATCAATAATAGCTGTATTGATTACCAAATCACCTTTTTCAGTAACGGCAAATTGATCTACGATATGATGTGCTCTTAATTGATACCCGTGTAAAAAATTACAGCTGGTACTTTTTCCTGATTGTTTGTGGCCAGCAAAAGCTAAAATTTTAGTTGTCATACTAAGTTAACCTCTTGAAGTTGGGGTTTTAATTCTTGATGAATGGTATCAATATCCATATCGCCCACATCTTTAGTAGATAGCACGGGACGGTAATAATTGAATCTTCTTCCGCATTTCTTTATGATCTGTTGAGCCGCCTTTTGGCCCGCTGTATCAAAGTCTGTTAATATTACTAAATTGAGAGCGCCACTTTGCTCTAATAATAATAACTGGTCGTCGTTAATACTAGAGCCAAAAATACCAACACAATTTTTATAATCCGCTTCATGCATCCTCCAAACATCTCCTTGTCCCTCTACCAAAATAACCGTTTGACTTTCTTGTATGTAAGGTTTAGCTAAATGTAATCCATACAGGTAAGCTTTTTTAAAACCTTTACTGTGAAGCCATTTTGGTTGTATTTCAGGTTGTGTAGCACGCCCCACACATCCTACGTAATTATAGTCTTCATCGTAAATTGGTACAACAATTCTTCCAGACATTGGGCGATTTTTTTCAAGACACGCGCCCACATCAAATAAATCTAGTGTTTCTGGACAAAATCCTCTATTAATATAGTATGGTGCTGGTATTTGTATTCGAGATCTAACGGACTCCCGACTAACATCACTACTGGTTCTCTTTAATTGTTTATCAAAGATTTCTAGTAATTTAACATCTTTATTTTGTGGCTCTTCTATAGCTTCTAGATTATCTATTTCTACATCGAGAAACTTTAGGCAAAAATCAGCAGCCTGATTAAGGGATATCTTTTGGCCTCTATTGCGCGCCATTACGCCTCTCACAAAACCGAATAGATTACTAGTAAAATCCTCTTCACAGTGCTGTGTCCAACAGCTCCAGTTGCCTTTAGAAGAATCTCCATCTGTGAAGATGCTACATCCCTCAGGATTATCACCACCATGTACCGGACATGGAAAAGAATATCTGTTAGGAAATTCCATATATTCTACTTGAAGAAATTTTAATAACGAAGGTAGTTTTTCAAATAGTCGATTGCATATGTTAACTATCTGCGTCTTCGTCAATCTCTTCTTGTATTTCAAATCCTTCTGATCTTGATCTTGCATTTTGGTGTATCTCATTACGGGTTTCATCTTCTTCAATTTTACCAATGTTTCCAAACATTTTTACACTAATATAGTCTCCATCATCTAAGCCACATCCATGTCGCGCCACTACGGGAACTAATTTTCTATTTCCATGTTCAATAGAATCCTCGGCTATTTCTTCATCTGACTTCATCTTAAATATAGAGAAGCTTGTACATAACCAAATCAACCTATCTGACCCAGAAACAACATCAGTAGATTCCCTCGTGATACCATCCCTATTAAGCTGCACAAAACTTAAACACGGCACATCATACTTAACACAGAAGTTATGTAGCTTGGTGATCTGAAATCCAAGAACCTGATATTCCTGCATAGCATTAGTAATGCCCTCAGATCCCATTAGCTTAAGATAATCATAAACTATTAAACAATCTTTAGTTCTGCCACCCTCGTCAAAACCCACATGCTGATAGATCCATTTGCGCATAACCCCAATAATATGTTCAAATGCTTGACCAGCAATACTAATGTAGTGATATGGGATGCTTTTTAGTTTTTCGGCAGCGTCGTGAACCTTTTCTTTTTCTATTTCGTTTTCATTAAATTTGCCTGTAGAAATTTTGTTAATCTCTACACCACTTAGGTTAGCCAGCATGCGATTTAAGTGATCCTCTTTAGACATTTCTGTGTCTAGCATTAGCACTGGTATGTTTAGCTTACTGGATACATTAAGCGCCACAGCATCACCGAACATAGACTTACCAATCTTGGGTCGGGCAGCAATAAGATCTACGCACTTACGACGTAGACCGCCTCCAATGGACATATCATATCTATCAAATCCAGTAGGAATTCCTACTGTGTCAGATATGTTTTCAGATAGATAAGTTAGATAGTCATCAATGTCACTACCTAGTATTTCTGTTTGTTTATCAGAGGATTGATACACTTCTGAAGTAGCATCGAGAATTGGCTCTTCCACCTTAGAGATAAGATCAATCAGATCCTCTTCTCCAGTAACAGAATTTAATTCTTTTTCACATGCTTTAAGTGTTTGCTTTAGATCTCTGGCTAATTTTATTTTAGCGATTTTAGCAGCATGAGAGGTAACGTTTTCCTTATGGATTGGAAAATTAAAAAGAGATCTAACAAATGCTATTTCATCTGGGTTATGAATGGCTTCATAGAGGCCAAGATTATTAGCGGCTGACAATATAGAAGCTAGTTCTACTTTAGCATTTTCTGAAATGGCTTTATGTACACAATGAAATATGATCTGGTTCATTTCATTGCTGAAGTGGGTAGCGTCAATAAAATCTATTTCTAGATAACAATCTAGACCATATTGACACAAACCTGCTAATACCGCTCGTTCAGCTGCTAGATCCTCTAAAGCTTTCCGTTTCATATATCCTATCTCATTTTTGATCTAATGCACTTATCACAAACGTAATACTCTCGTCTATGGGTGGGATTAATTGATGTCATTTGTCCACATTGTTGACATTTTAGCTCAACCTGCTGAAATGGTTCTCTTTGTCGCGCGGTAGGCTCAAAGTCAGGAGTGTTAATATCTTTAGCATCAGATCCGTCATCATGGAATTGGTTAACGCGCTTTCCCACCTCATTTACTGGAACTGTTTTGTTATTAGGCTTATCTTCGTTCATGATTGGGGATAAAAAACTATCATCGTTTCCATTAACCAACCTTGTGGCTAGGAACGATTCGACACGCTCGTCGGGTGAAGATGACTCTTCTTCTAAAAGTTTGTTAGCTATAGATATTAGTTCAGCGTCGTTTATTTCAATCGCTTTTTTTAGGAGCTTTTTAGCTTCATCAATTTTGCTCACACTTATCTCCTTTTAGATAAATTGTTTAGTATCTCTGCCATTCTTTGTACCCTATCAACTGTACCATCTAATGTTTTAACACGGGCTTCTGCGTGATTTTTAATTTTGAAAACCTCTGAGGCTAATGGGTTTTCCTTCACGGCTGAGTAGTATTTTTCTTGCCACTTGGTATACTTGTCACCATACTGTGACACCCTATCTGCAATTATATACCAAATACTACTTTCTGCCCAGTCTAATATTATTTTTTCTTTGGTTTTGATTTGCTGTAAGTATTCAGCATATATGTACAGCTCGTATGCGCCAGATGCTCTATCTTCAGATGTGAGCTTTCTAATGTCTGCCGATTTTAGTTCCAATAATCTATTTATGTTATCATTTTCTCTGATGGGTGGAAGCTGTTTAGAGGACTTCCACACCTCAATAGCTTCTATAAATTCATTTAATTTTGTTTCGCCACTCATCAATGTCCTCATTGTAGTTAAATTCTACTAATATAATATGGTTAAGCTCACACCATTCTTTCTTGTCTGTATCACGACCCTTAGCCTTATAAAAACTTAACTTACTTTTAAAAAAGAATGGATTAAATTTGTAGTGTTGCTCACCATGTACTTCAATAATTAAATTTCTATTGGGTATAAAAAAGTCTGCACGTAAAGTACTGCGCCTTATTTGGGTCTTACTTCCAACTAAAGAAACCTCTTCTAGTATTATATCATGTGGAAATAGATCGTCAAGCAATTTCTTGGCTTTGGTATG